GTCAATTGAGTGGTGGTCTCCTATGTGTAATTATATTAGTAATTATACCATTTTTTATACAATAAAAAAGAGGGTAGAAATTAATCTACCCTCAATTTTTATAAGGAGTTGTTAAGCCTTAACCTTTTTCTGAATCTTTAGTACAAGATTAGTTAAGGTTGTGATTAATGTTCTAAGTTGTCCAACAGTTACAGCCAATGCAGCCACAGCAGCAAGTGCTTGTGATGCTGAATCAGTTGCTGTTGCAGTTGCAGACACCTTTACTTGACCTGCTACTGGTAAATCAGTTCCACCAGTTGCACTGATAGTAACTGTACCTGCAGATAATGGCATGTAAACCTTGTAAGTCTTTACGCCATTTGCGTCAGTTGTAATAGATGTTGCAGTAATTGTGTCGCTTGATCCACCAAAAGAATAACTTGTAGTAATTCCTGTAGAAGCAAGTAGGTTAGCATATGTCTTTCCAGACAATACCAAACCTGTTGCATCAACTGGTGAAAGAGTAATTGTGGCTTGCTCTCCTGCTACATAGTTTGCTTTATCAAAAGCCAACTTAATAGAAGAAACCGCAGCCTCTACACGCACAGTTACTGTGTCTGCAGAGATTGTTCCACTCTTTACTACTACACCTGCTGAACCAGTTTTAACACCAGCCAAAGAGAACAATGCTTCACCATTAGAGATAGAAGCAGTTGTTGCTGAGTTGCTGATTACTGTAAGATCACTTGAAGTTGCTGTTAATGTTCCTGCTCCTACAACTACGCCAGCAGCATCATATGCTACAACAGAAAGTGCATCTGCATTAGAACCTACAGCAATTGTTGGCTTCTTTACAGTTGTAACAACTTTAGCAATATCGCCATAAAATGTTACCTTTTCTGTTGCTAAGATTGCGCCAGATGCTGAAGTAAGTGTAATTGTTCCTACTCCAGATGTACCGTCAGGAAATACACCAATGTAACTTCCTGCGGGAATAACTAATGATCTACCAAGAGCGGTAATTGTTGCATGGTTTGTACCATGTCCCAACATTCCTGCTCCTGAAATTGTTGCTGTAATTGACTCTGAAGCAGAAGCATTAGCAGCATTCTTTTGAGTTAAAACTATAACTGCTGAGGCATCAGAAGACACAGCCTTTGAAGCATACACAGTTGCATCTGTTGTTGCTGAGATTGTTTCACCAGCATTTAAAATAGATGTTGTATAAGCAGTTGATGCCTTAAGATCTGGAGCGGTAACAGTAACTGTCCATGTAAGGGCAGCAGATGTAACTGAACCAGATGCGCTAGTCAATGTAGGAATAAATCTAACTACATATGTTCCAGCCACGCTAGGCACATTAAGTGATGCTGTTAACTTTGCAGTAACATAACCAGTAGTATTAGTTGCTGGTGAAATTGCTGCAGTTCTTGTATCTGATGATAACGCTACTGTTGCGCTAGATGTTTCTGTAACAGCAAACTGTGGAACGCTAGCAGTAGATGGGGCAGACAACACTGCAGATATTACCGAAACGGTATCTCCAATTGATGTTCCCAAAAATGATACTGACACAACTGCTGTTGCAGTCTCGCCAGGATTGATTGTATCTGCTACGGCATCAATGGTGACAACGTCAGCATATACTGTAGCCTGTGTCGGAAGTGCCGACATCACGCCAAGTGTCAAGGCTGCAGCCAAGACTGTGGCAAGTTTCTTAAATGAATTCATTCTTCTCCTTATTAGTTTATATTAAGTTTAGTTTATCTAGAAAATCCTTAACATCGTTAGGTATTTCCCGATTATCTAATTCTACCATACGTTGCTGCTTCTCCGCAAGTCGTGTTGCAGAACTCCAAGTGTGGACCTCTATCTCTGTATTATTAGTCTTTGGAGTATGTGAAATTGCTGAAAATACCGCTCCACAAACTGCATCCGCTAAGTCTTTTGATTTTTTTCGAGGATGGTCAACTCTATTGCCTTTCATTATTTTTAATTCTGACATTTCTTCTAGCAGCAAAGGAATCATTGGCATTGCAACACGCTCTTCATAAATCATCATAGCCAAATCTTCGTAGTGTTTTTTAGCAACAGATACTGTTTCTGTTCTAATTCCAACAGCCTGCAACTCATTTTGAATGTCAAATGATTGCCAACGGTCAAAAGAAACCATACCAATGTTGAGACCTTCTCTACGTAAGTTAATAATCCACTGCTTTACCTCTGATAAATTCACTGGTCCTTCTGCTCTTGGCTCCCACCAAGCAACGGCATCAACAACAACAATAGGGGCTACCTGCTCATAATCTTTAATAACCTGAATATTAACCCATTTGTCAACATGAGCAATAGCAACAGCACACTTGTCATGTTTTTGTGCAAGGTCAGCATGGATATAATATATTTTTTCTGGATCTGCTTTAAATGTTTCGTCAAACCTTCTAAAAGAATCTACGGGATTTCTAGTATTCATACATTTTTCTAACTTATCTTTTTGTTTAAAAAACGCATCAGATGCATATGTAGGAACACAAGCAAAACGCATCATAGCATCGCCTAAGTCTGTATAAAATGCTAGTTTAAAATCATCTATCTTTCTAGTAGGATTTACTTCCCATGTTGGTCTTTTAAGTGCTAGAATTTTTGGAACCTTATATGAAATAATGCTATCTTCTTCCCAACTAATTTCAAATTGATTATTTATGTCATTGTGTGGTAAGTCTTCATTCATAATAAAAATATGTTTCTTTTCTATTGTTTCTTTTTCTGCAATTACATCATCATATCTTTTAGAAATAAAGTCTCCTTGATACCGTGGAAAAGAAAGTAAAACTACCTTACCAAGATCTGGAAAACGAGAATCTACAGATCCACGAAATGCTTTATAAATATTTTCTGCAGTTTTACCTTGTTCATTACCAGTGCCAACCTCAGATGCAAAACCAGAAATCTCATCAAGCACTGCAAGCAATAAGTTTAAACCCTCATGCGATTCTCTTTCAGAGTGACCAGAATAAACTGTAATTGATTTATCAAACTCAACTGAGTCTGCTTTAGCGTTATACTTACCAGCAAACCATGGAGACTTCTCAATCTTTGTTTTAAAACCTTTAAAGAAAACGTTTTTTGCTTGTTGTGCGTTAATAGCAACGTTAATTAAATCTATTGCATCTCCACTTGGTTTTCCGAAATATCTTGCAGGATCTTTGAGACATAATAACTTATAAACAATATAAGCACAAGCAACAGTAGAGGTAAAATCTTTACCAGAACCTTTGCCCAACTGTAAGATGATTTCATTTTTAGTATATTTATCATAATATCTTGCCCCTTCTACAGATCCATATATTTCTTGCAGGTCTTCTCTTTTATATATTTGACTCATTGCTTCCACAATGTCATATTGAATTGAAGATAGCGGTGGCTGTCCTAAATAATCAGAAGACTCAACAAATGTTTTTGCGTCTACTGGCTTTTCTTCAAATTGATTTTCTTTTAATACTTCAAGAAAATCATTGAACATCGTGGACAATTGTAATCACTTCTCCTTCTTTGGCAATCTGAGAAAGACGTTGCATAATTAAATCACGCACCTCTGGATGCGTAGAAGCAATCTCTCTAAGTATTTCAACCAATACCTCTTGCCTTCTTTCAATCTGGATCATTTCTTCTGCAAGTTCTTTATTTTCTAACAATCCAGCCTTTTGTAACATTTCAATTCTAGATTTTTCAATATCCATAACTAGTTTAATTGCTTGAGTCTTTGCGCTAAGGTTATTTGTCATTGACGCCTCATCAATAACTTCATAAGATCTTGTTATTAATTTACTGTAGTGTGCATCAGCGCCAGCAAGTGCTTCTTTGGCACGAGCACGAATAGCATCATTAGCAGATGCCATAACTTTCCATTCATTAATTAATGAAACAACACGAGTTCTTGGAATATCTAACTCTTTAGAAATTTTTGTAGGATCTTGACCTTTAAGATACTCTGCAACAACCTTGTTTACTTCATCAAGATGGTTTACTAAATCTGACTCAGTTGACATGATATTTACCTTCTAGCCTATTAATTTCATCTTTAATATAAAAGATTGCTTTTTCTAAATCCTGTATTGTTTTAGCCTCATCTTTTAGTCCCGCTCTCCACAAATATTTAAAGGCATTGCCTATATTAAAATTTCGGTGTCTTGTAATTTCTATACACTCTACGCCACTTGGATCAGTTGTGTAGTGCAACGGATGATTAACTTGATCAACCGTAATATTTAAATTATTACTCATCGTTTTGATTTCCTTAATCCAAATTTTGCAAGGTATACATAGATTGTTTCTATGCTTGCCCCGCACTCTTTAGCAATATCTTCTGGAGATTTTTTATCCATAAGATATCTCTTACGAAGCCAAACCTCTGACTTATAAAGTTTACCATTCATAAGGTTATTTGTCAACCTCTCCTGTATTAATATCATAATGATAAC